AATCTCATCTAGTCCTGTATTCATAGCAGGATAAGCCGAATATATTGTAGCGTCTTGAGAAGGGAATATTTTGTATACTGCCATTTTATGTTATTATAAAGGTACTACTCTGCCTTGAATATCTGTATTTGGGTATTTTACTTCGAATATTGATGGATCAAGCGAAGGATATAATACATTATTAATTGTTGCTCCTGCGGTATCATATAAATATTGGCTATACCCTAAACTTGTGCCTACTTTATTTGTTATTACTATGTTTTTAACTGTTTGTACTCCTTCAATTCTATCTAATAAGATATAAATATCTCTAAGGATTATAGGTTGATTAATTTGCCATTTATCTATTGCAAAATAATTTTGTAGTGCTAATATACATTTAGCTAATATCTCGTTTGAATTATAATTAGGTAGTACTATTATATCAAAATTTACTCCAATATTAATAATAAATGCATCTTTAATTCTAATAGAATCTCCAATTACTCTATACTGAGATAGGTATGTAGTTAAATTTTGTTTTAAAGTAGAAGAAGCAGTGGTTAAATTTTTATTGATATCATATGTTAGGATATGCAAATCTAATACAGTAGGTATTTCTCCTAATCCTATGTTTTGTAACTTAGTAGGTTCAATAAATGCTTTAGCTATATTACCATATTTAGAAGGCATAGCTAATGCTCTAACTAAATAGTCATTAGAAGTAACATTTCTTAATTGAGTAGAAAAATTGGCTATAGAATTTTGTCTAATGTCTTCAATTGTGTCTCCATCATTTCCACCATCTGCGGCTTCAGGATTATTTATAGCTAATGATCCTAAAACATAATTAGCTGTTGCCGTAACTAAATTATTAGTTTTAAAAACAGGATTTCCTGAAAAAATAGAAATAGAATTAGCAGGAACATTTGATGTAACCCCCCCTCCTGTTAAATATCTTACTGTTAAAGTAGTGTTAGAAGGAGCTATACCATATGTTTTTGTAAACATAAAATTAGTGGGGTCGTAAGCTGTATTAAGTTTATTTCTTTCAAATAATAATCCTAATCCTATATTATCTGGGTTAGGGATAATTTCTTCATCATTATTATTAATATTTCCTGCTCCAAACTGGATTTGTAAGGTTGTTTGATTTAAAAATCTAGTTGTGAATCTTCTTTGGATTTTTTTAAGTTTTAATAAGTAAGGAGTATCATTAGAGTTAGTATAATTGTTTGGATCATTAGGATTAGTATTACGAATAGAATCATATACATTTTCTTGAGCTAAATAATCCACTTCATACCAAACGTTTCCGTTGCTGTCTATTATATCTAAAACCCCAATAATCCTATCAGCATTAATTTCCACAGTAGCAAATTCTGTTGGAGATCCAAATGAAAAAGTTGTAGTATTAATAGTAGATGATATTGCTTTTCTAGATTTTTTTAAAAGAAAATATGTTGGAGAATTACCTTGAATAGAATATACAGATATTATAGTGGGGTCTGAAGAACTAGATATAGAAAAATCTATATCATCTTGAATTAAAAAACTTGTTGGAGAAACAACATTAGTAGAAACCCTAGAATTTTGAGGTATATATAAAGCATAATCATAATCTGGGATGCTTTCTGCCCCTACTGTTTTAGCGGGAACTTGTTGGTATATGTCTATAGTAGATACAGCTACTCCTGTTACATTAGGTCTATAACCAAACATATATGCTAATTCATATAAATTATTTGCTTGACGTGCAAATTGTAAGTAATTTTCTTGGACTTGGTTATCTATATAAAAAGATAATATATCACCTACGTAAGCCGCCATTTCCATAAACATCATCCCAGGAGATGATGGAGAAAAATCATTATAAGTTGTAGGAAAATAAGTACGAGCATAATTAATTAAATTAGCTCTTAACTCTGTAAAATCCTTATTTATGTAAGTTATGTTTTTATTAGTAGCCATTATGTAAATTCAAGTTGAATAGTATCTACTACACTAGTATCTATAACATTATATGTTAAATTAACTAGTATAGAATTTAAATCAGAATTAGGTAATATTTGTAAATCTTGAATAAGTACAGTGGGAAAAAATAATCTTATTTGAGAAGTAATATTCTCTTTTAAAGATTCTATATTTCCACTAGTTATTTGCTCAAAAATAAAAGATCTTAATCCTGCCCCAAAAGAAGGATTCAAATACCTTTCAGAGGGATTTGTAAGTAAAAAATTAATTAAATTATTTTTAGTAGCTTCTTTACTAACATATGTTGAATTAAAGACACTAGGGGCATTGAATAGTATAGATACACCTAATGCTGTGCTAGGTTTAAAATCTATAGGATTTATTATGCGTGCCCCAAATGCCATTATTTACCTCCGTTCATTAAAGTCATTATTTGATCTAATCCTACATTTCCTGAAGGTAAAGCTGATCCTTCACTTATAGTATCCATACCTGGTCTAGCTTGAAAGGTATTGGCTAGATTATTAGAATTAAAAGATAAAGTATCTTGCCCCGGTGCAAAATCTCCCATTATAGCTTGCATCATTGCTTGTTTGTTAATTTTAGGAGAAGAAACAACAGATGGCTGAGTACTTTCTGTGATTACAGGTGTTTTTGAAGAGCGAACTGCTTCAAGAAGAATATCTTTAAGTTCTTCTTGGATTGCTTCTCTTACTGCTTCTTTGATAATTTTTTTGAAAATGTCTGTTTTCATGGTTATAAATATTAAAATTAATAAGCTTTTAAATTGTCTCTGTCAATAATAAATTTAAGTTCTTCAACTAATAGACTAGGCTCTGTTGTAAAAGATAATGGTGTTTCTATAAGTTTAATACCACTTTGATTAACTCCTATTGCTCTTTTACGTATAACAGTAGGACTAAATGGTTCCTCTTCAATTTCTATTATAAATCCTTGATATGAGGTTTGATTTAAAGTATTATCTGCTTGTTCTTGTCTATTGCTTATAGAAGATAAATTATTTGATATGGGAGTAATATTATCTTCAATAGCACATTTATACAAAAATAAATCTAATAATCTTAATAAAGACACAGCTAAATTGATTGTATAACTAGCAACTGCTACATATGGCGCTACTGAATTTATTCCTGCTTCTATCTTATCTAATTTTGGGGTTCCTTTAAATGTAAACTTAATATTATTGGATATATTGTCTGTTTTAGCAGAGGTACCAGTTAAAACTGAAGGAGCAGGAAGAGCAGGTGCTGAAGTAGCTAATGCATCTTGAGTGGCCAAAAGACTTATTTTGATACTTCTTAATACTTTTAATATATTTGAAGTTAAATTTAAACCTACTGATGCTATTACTAATCCTTGAGTAACTCTTTGTAAAGTTTGGCCTAATTTTTCTAAAAAAGTTAATAGTCTATTTCTTGTATCTATTATTTCTTTTATTACAGATTGAGGAGGGCACGATAATGGAATCAAAGGAGACAAAGAAACCAGAATACGCTTTCTCTCCCCAGAAGAAAGAGATTTTAAATTTATTTTTCCTGTAAAGAATTCTTCTACTACAAACGGATCAATAGGCGTAGAAATATCTTCTAAATCTGTTCCTAATTTGATAACAGCATTTCTAGAAAAATCTTTTTTTAAAACAAAATTTACTACTGCTGGTTTAATATTTAATTTTTCTAATAAGGCAACTGTTATTACAGGAATAATAAGAGATTTAATATCATCATTAGCTGTTTTAAGTAAATTAGTAAATCTTACAAAAGCATCTTTAACTTTAGGAGTTGAATTTTCTACTATTTTTGGTGGGATTGCTGTTGTTAATTCTTTAGTTTTTTGCTTTTTAATTTTATCGTTTTTTTCTTTTCTATTAGTTTGACTTTCTTTTAAAGAAGGAGTTACTTTACGATTTTTATTTTCACTATTTAACACTTCAACAGAATATGTTTCATAATAAATTACAAATCTGTATTCTTTAGTACTATTATTATAAAATAATTTTTCTTCCTTTTTTGGTATTATCCCAAGTTTATTAAATTCAAAATTAGCTTTTTGTTGGGCAATAGATTGATCAGTATTTATTCCTTCAACAGATGTAATTACAATTGACTTTAAAGATCCAGTAATAGAGACAGAAGGAATAGAAGCCATATCTAAAGAGAAGTTCTTACTGTTGAAGATAATAAAATAGAAGTATCCAATGTATTTAAAGTAGTACTAATATTACTTGCATTAGCGCTTGTTAGGGGAAGTTTCCCACCACCTGGTGGAATTACATCGTTAGAAAGTGAATTTGCTAGTAATTTAACTTGAGAGATTAAAGTATTAAGCAGGTCTACTGTACTATCCCCTAATAATACTGGTTGGGTATTTGCTTGACTACCTAAATAAACTCCTCCATTTTCATTTATTGGATTTGTTTCTAATACGATAGGACCTGTAGTTTCTATATTCACACTATTAACTGCATTTAAATTAATAGATTTTTTAGAAGCTAATAATATATGGTCTTCTGTAGTGTTAAATACTAATCGTCCTGAGTTTAGCAATATTTGTTTTCCTGAGTATTCATTAGGTAATATAGGGGCATCTGTCTTATAACTAGAATAATCATTATTAGAAGAAATATTTATGGGGATTTTTTGAGTTGATGCTAAGTAAATAGAAGAATCATCTTTATTTATGTCTTCTACTGTGGGTAGCCATCCTTCAGGGCGATTATCTCCTTGCCCATTCCTTAAAATAATTATGGAGTCCCCATTTGATCCTACAGTAGACCAATTATTAGGTCTTTCTTTTACGGTTGATCCAAAACGAATACTATTCCCCCATCTTCCTTCCATTATTACATCCCCCTCAAAAGGTAAAAGAGGATGAATATTAGGACGTTCTTTAAATGTTTTCCCTAAATTTATATCTGTAGCATCATCACTAACTCTTCTTACATTCCCTTCTCCTATTAAGGGATAATCTCGTTTTGAGTTTTCATTTAAATCTTCGTTATTTAAAACATTAGGAATAGCATTATGATGAGGATGATTCCATACGGAAATAGCAGGAAAATAATATACTTCTTGTGCTCCTGCGTTTTCATTAATATCTGTATTAGCTAATCGTATGCAATATACTAATTCATTTTTTAATGGGTATATTTTTATATTTGGAAATAAAGGTTTAGCTAAAGGATAATTTAATTCGTTTTGTATAGCATCATCTACATTATTAAAAACTATGCTACCTAATCCATTCCACTCTCCTGCTTCTATAAATCTGGGGTGAGAATTATCTAATATAATATCAACTACCCTAGCATCGAATGTTTGTGATTTAAGAGAATTAAAAAGATTATTTAATCCTTTATTTTGTCCTCCCCTAGTAAAACCATATTTAACTTTAGCCATTATTTTCTTCTTTTATACTATTAATAGTAGCTAATAATTGTTCTTTTTCTTCATCTGAAATGGTTAATGAGCCATCTTCATTTTGAGAAGCTAATGCCCTTTGAACTAAAGCAGCAAGCTTTACTAAAATATCATCATTTTTAACACTAATTTCTAGATATTCTTTAATCAGTGGTACTATTAAAGTAGCATCTCCAATCTCATTAATTAATGGTTTAAGTTCTCCAATAAGAGTAGATATTTGCTTATCTTTTTTCTTTTGATTAGAATGAATTTCCTCTAATAAATCAGAAAATTTTATGTTTTTAAAAACAACTGAATCTAATTGTCCCATATTTTTGTCATAAATATAGGGTTATTGAAAGTTTATATAGCCGTTTTCTTTATAAAAAAGATAATTATATTTAAATATTTCGTAAAGTTTATTAGATACTTTAGTTATTTTAGGTGTCTTAACATCTATTATCTCGCGA